AAAAGTCTGAGTTGCAGCAATACCCGCAATTATATCTGTAGTCGCGGGAAGTGTTAGTGTCACGTTTCCGCTGAACAATCCGTGGGCAGGAGCCTGTAGTTGTGCATAGTGAGCGTTGTTCGACTCGCAATAGAACTTAATATAAGACTGCGCTCCGCCGTTCTTCAAACTAATAGCACCTGTTGAAATTGCTACATTGCCGCCAGCGGTAATTGTTCCTGTCGTGGTTAGCGAAGTAGCTCCATCATTAACAAATATGTCCGCCGCAGACGCAGTGATAAACACTTCGGCACTGCCGCTAAGACTAATAGCATTGTCAGAGTTGGAGCTTTCTGTAACAGAGCGGGTGAGCGTTGTTCCGCTAGAGGTAAAAACGCCACTTCCTATTTCGAAGTTAGTGCCATCTTCTATCGCGTACCTGACCGTCTGACCATTAGTTATGCCAGCTTGTGCAAAGGTCTGATACCCTGACAGGGCGCTGCCCAAGGTAATCGTTCCAGTACCCGTTGTACTGGTGGACATTTTTGCACGATTTCCAAGAACAACAGCCATGTTATGCTATCCGTATAATTGCGTTACTTGCGTCCGCTGTAGGAAAAACAATAGTAAAGTCACCAGAGCTTGAGCCCTTATCCGCTCCAAAGTCTAAAACAACCACAGACGGGTCGCCACTAGCCGCTTCGTTGAAGATCAACCCACCTCTTACAGAAGAGATTGTTACGTTGGAAAACACCTCATCAGCAAAGTCTGTAAGCGCCGTTGTGCCGCTAGTTGTTGGCGTTACGCTTGTTAGGAAGTTACCCTTCGCAGTGTAATTTGTTCCCGTAACTTCGTTACTACTGGTGTAAGCAGTGGTTGCTGCGTTAAAGCTGGCGCTGTTTGTGTACAAAGCCATTTTAAACTGGTCACTTGCTGCGGTAAAATTGTGTGTGCCTGTCATCAATTCTTTTTTAAAAGATGTACACATGAAGTTGCCTGAGAACGCCATTTACATTTTCCTTATATATTCGGCTAACGTGGGATGCCCCGCTTCTTTAATCGCATTATATACCGTAGTACGGTCACTTTGGATAGCCTGTTTCATATAGATGACTAACAGCTTTTCAATACTATCCCTGTAGGCTATCGCTTGATCTCTTAGCGCGGGATGAGCGTCTTCTGAAAAGGCAACAATCTTTCCAACACAACGGTGCGCCACCTCTTCAGGAGTGGCACCACGATTATTGGTTGTTTGAACGTCAACCTTGAACTCTCCAAAAGACATACTGTTCATGTTCTAGCTTTCCTGATCGGACCATAACGATACTCATCTGCAATTTCTTGGCCTTCGCCCAGGTTTTTAAGTCTAGACAAACCTTCTCTAAAGCGGCCTTCGTATAAGGTCATGAGGTTCGCGTCCCCCTTCATAAAGGTGTATGCCTCGGAAAGACACCCGTATAACAAAGTCATACGACCATCATCACTTAGCCAAGAAGTGGTGGCATCCTCTCCAATAACAGATAAAACGCCAGTGGCGCCGCTACTTGAACCCGTTAAAGTTTCACCAACCGTGAAAGATCCACTGGGTATTTTTACCGTAATTGTCGTAGAAGAGGGAACCGCAGTAACCTCTGAGGATTGACCGCTGCTTGAACCCGTAATTGTGTCAGAGGTTGTAAAGGTTCCTGACACACTCGTCATGGTTAATGTAAATGTACTCACGGTTAAACTGGGAGGTCTATAAAAGTATGCAAGTTCTACTGCATAACTACTGTTTGGCGTTGGCCCCACGATAAAGTTGTCCGCATCAAATTGCGCGTAATAAATAGGAACACCTGTAGTAGTAGGGTCAGGAGTGTATGTCTGCACAAAGTCTAAATCTTTAAACAGCAGAAATACCTTGTTGCTGCTAACGATGGTACTAAGAGAAAACGGCGCAATAAAATCAGAAGGCGTTGTTAAGAACTGGTTGCCCGAGGTTAACGTTCCAGAGGCATTTCGTTGAAACACTGAAAGTTGAACGTTTTTTAAAATGCGTTCCTCTGTCATTGTTATAAACAAAGGTAGATTACGAATGAACGCCGCTTCATCGTTGTCGGTATATTCTTGAATTGCTGTCTTGAGTGTGGAGTATGTGAAGCTCATGTTGTTACCGTGACCTTTCCAACAGAACCTTCTGCAATAAGATTATTAGGAGTTAAAGACCCATCACCACCACCAAAACTTCGCAAGCCAACAGGGTTAAAGCCGTATTGAATATTTCTTTGGGCGTCTAAATCTGACTCAGGTCGAGGGTTCTTCAAGGCTTGAGGATCGGGCCCAACCCTAGGAGGAAAGAGTTGCGGGTGCTTTGTTTCAAACTCGTCCTTACCTACCTTAGCTCCGGTCCACTCAACACGCATATCTTTTAACCGATACCGAAATCCGGATCGATCAGATATTCCATAAGCGTTTTTGTCAGAGGCGTATGGCATACTAGACCCTCAAGTATTGAAAGCTAGGCTGTAGCTTTAGAGGAACTCGATCCTCGTCCTCATCAGAAGCCCGTTGGAACTCTTCCTCATAAACAGTCTTTAACATCTGAATACGATCTGGCGTTCTCTTCATTGCAATGTAATACGCCAAGCCAGCTACCATACAAGGATAAAACCTAAACGGCATGTCCGTTGTATTAACCAGCGTATCTGCATCATCAATGCGACGAACATAATGATAAACCAGTTGATCTGTAGAGTTTTCAGGTGTTGCCCAAAGATTTAAGATAGGCGTAATCTGACGATCAAAATAAAACTGGCTAGGCCGACCCTGAGTAGTCTTGTCGGGTAAAGTGACATACTCCCCACGACTAATTCTTGTGATCTCAAAGTCTGTTCCATCGCGGCGCAACACAATCTCTAAGACATCAACAACGTCCGCGGCCAACGTTACTGCGCTAGTCCCTTGCGTTAAAGTTACCGTTTCCGATTTTACCGTCCACATGTTAATGCCCCTGTTCGCCCAATCAGCGAACATAAGGTTTAACGATCTACGAGCGGTACGAGCATCATACCCAGTGCGAACTTCAATCCCGCAGCGTTCATATGCTTCTTCGATGACCTCACCGACATCGAGGTTGAAGTCTCTGGATCCTGATACTGTCATGGCCTTAACTCATATGTGGTTTCTGGTTGGTTTTAACCATTACTGCGCCACCGTTTTTGTAGCCCATAACCTTGCCACCCATTGCCATGCCCTTGGCTTTGACCTTACCGCCCATTGCCATGCCCTTAGACTTTACTCGGCCACCCATTGCCATGCCCTTGGCTTTGACCTTACCGCCCATTGCCATGCCTTTGGCTTTGACTTTGCCGCCCATCGCCATACCTTTGGCTTTGACTTTGCCGCCCATTGCCATGCCTTTGGCTTTGACCTTGCCACCATTCTTCATGTAACCCATTTTATTACGAACCTCCGTAGGCAGCTTTTTTAAACCAGCTTGATCTTCTGTAGGTCTTTTCATAACGTAACTCCTTTAAAACTGACGCACCACGCCCTTGGTGCTTTTGCGCCTGTCGGCCATTATCGCCCCGCAGCCTTTCGCAACCGCTTCGCCTTTTTTGGTTTGGCCTTTGTACGGCCTTTTTGCTCCGTTGATTTCAATGTCTCCACCGAGACGATATCCTTTGACCTTGGCTTTTTCGGTGTTGCTAACAACGGTTTTGCCTTTTTTGCCAGCAGCCTTTTTTTTCTTTGCAGTCGCAGCTCTATCCTTTTTAGAAATAGAACGTGCTTTAGCCGCTGGAAGACATCGGTCAGGGTTCTTCTTGTCTTTTGAAGTACCGCACTTACCCTTGATTTTACCATCGGTCCCAATCCTAACCCAATTCTGATCACGCCATTTCTTTAGCTCACCCATCTAAGCCTTCTTCCTAGAAGAATTAACAACCTTTTTTAAAGTCTTGGCTTGCCCAGCATGTAGCTTTGAGGCTTTTTTTAAACCTTTTATAACTTTATTAACTTTCTTTTTATTGCCCTTAGTTAAACTCATTTCTTCTTCCCCTTACTACCCTTAGCATAGTTTGGGTCTTTGCAATACTTAGATGCAGCCATGTTCGCATAAGCGGAGGGATATGTATCAAAGGTGCGTTGGGCCCAAGCCTTACCCTTTGGGCAAATTTTGCTACCTTTAGATTTATCAGAAACACCGCCACCATTCTTGTAGTATACAAGCCCCTTCGGTGTTTTACCGGGTGGTTTTGACACTTGCTGTTTCATCTGTCCTCGGGACATAGCCATAATCACGCTCCATGTACAACTTTATGTACGATATCTCTGATGCAATAACCTCTGTTTTTTTATCCACAGAAATTAAAGTATTAGTAGCCCAACTTGCCCAGCTATAGGTAACCGCACCAACCCCGCCGATAAAGGCAGTAGCCACGATAACTATGAACTGCTTACCTAACATTTCCAACGCTTCCTTGCTTGACGCAGTCTACTGTTTGGATCTTTAGCAGCCTTCGGAAACTTCTTCATCTGTCCCGCAGAACGAGCGCAATAAGACTTGCGCCTCTTCGCGTCCTTACTGCCCTTCTTAACCTTGCCGGTAACCGCGGTCTTTAACTTAGAACCAGGGTTGGCTCTTCGATGAGCCTTTACACCATCCTCAGTCATTCCCGCCCCAGACTTAGTGGGGCGGTAATTCTTTTTTGTGCGCCTGATCGGTTTATCACCCATGACGATTAGTACTCTTTACGCATCTCAAGAATGATAGTGTACGTGTCGGCGCTAGTATGCCCCACCGTGGTAAACAAAATGTCACCGGTCTTTCCAGAACCCGAGTTATTAGTCAGACCCCCAAAGATAGTGTAGTCATGATTGCCACTTTGGTTTTCACCTAACTCAATGCACAGAAGGTTAGTAGTTGCATCCCATAGTATTTGCACCTTCATTCCAATACACTGCCACCAGATGCGCTCTATCACCACTCCAGTGCAGGCTGTGCCGTCAAAGTTAGAGGACAACGCTGAAACATCAACCTTCTTTACCGCAGACTCGCCTGAACCATCAGAGATATTAGTAAACTTTTGAATGACCTTTTTTGAGCCATCAAAAAGCGTTTGTGTAGCTACAGCATCAGCCATCTCACACTCCTATTTATGCGATTTGCACATACTCAATAATGAACGTGAACGAACCCGCAGTTGTGGCATCCACGGTATTAGTGATGTTGCAAAAAATAGTTCTTTCGGTGTCTGTATACTGAACAGATGCTGGTGCTGTTGTGCCGTCCTGCGTTTGCAAAACCAATGCGGTTATGGTCACGTTATGTACAACAACGGTTGTACCAGCATCTAATATTTCATCAGTTTGAGCCGCGACGATCTGAGCGCCAGAGCTAGATGTTCCAACCTCATAACCAATATCACCCGAGCCAATCACAGGGGACACATCACAAAAGATTTTAATGTCCGTAATAATCGTGTTGGCTGGTTGTGTGAACTCACCAATCGCTGGACTATCTCCTGCTGTGGTGTTCACAGTAACGCCAGAGGCAAAACCAACGTGTTTTACAAACTTGTTAGTGACAATACCAGTGGAAGCCGTGCTTGCTACAGTGGTTTCTGTACCCGTTGTAGCGTTTTTAGATATGATTTGAAAGCCGCCTTCAGAACGAACTGGGCCCGAAAAAGTAGAATTACCCATGAGTATCTCCTGTCTTGGGTTAGTCAGATGCTTCATGCACCTGTCAGGGATACTGTGATTGTACAATACGTTTAAGCAAAAAGAAAGGGGCGATCCGAAGACCGCCCCAGTTTACAATACAGGGAGAAAGTAATTCCCTATTATACGCCAGGAGATCCAAAAACGCAACGAGGATCTGAGAACCCAAACGAGTAACGCTCACGGGCTTTAAACCGCATGTTACCAGTGTCAAAGTCTGCTTCCATGTTGGTTGAAAGAGGCGTCCGCTCAAAGTGAATAAATCCACGGGGAGCATCTGTCATGACGAAGAACGCATCTGGGTCTGTCAGGAAGTCATTGACGGCATAACCACTGGGCAACATTCCCATAGTTCTCATTGCGTTTGTGTCATTGTCCGAAGTACCTACCCGAAGCTCTGAAGCCAGAATCCGTTGAGCAACAAACTGAAGCTGCCGTGGGATAATCAT